CTATTTTCTATACTGACACAGAGAATGGAAAACATAACCAAATCGGGTGCGCATTGGGCCCCATCGACATTTGATTCAATGATTTACTTCCATCTCTGATATAGCACTGGTATTAAAATACACAGCAGCACCAACCCATGAAGAAGTGTGCCTAGCTCAAGCTGAAGGGAGTTACCCACATCATATTGAACAGTCGGGACTAACACCAATAAGTAATCCGTAATCGGATGAATCTCATTGATTGAAACACCACACAGCTACCTATGTGATTATCCTGGGTTTACACCAGAACAGGTGGTCGTTTCACGTAAGTCGTAGATACGGCTTAACAGAATAAGTCTCCTTTTTCCCCCGGAGGAGGATCAGAGATTAAACTGAACACTTCAGGTTTGAATGCCTGGAGCTACTTCCCCCTATAGGGACGACGGCGTGTCTCGCCTGCCGTAGTCTGTTGGATAAAATGTACGTCCAACTTTATTTTCCGCTGACCAAGCGCTCATTTCAACACCACGTTGACATGAGAAAGAGTGTAACAAAAGAAAAGCTAGCCTACTGGGTTCACCATAACACTTACCAAATTTAATCCAATTCAGGATAAACAAGATGGCACATATGGGTACATCAGAAGTGCATCGCAAAAAACCACACACTATGAATTGTCAAGTTTGTACATCAGACTTGACTAAACTGAACTTGTTTTACAACCAAGTTGTTGCCTGACGAATCAGGAACCTAGGTCTATTCCTAGGAGGTCCAATAAAAGACCTGGTCCCCTCTAAAGAGAGTACTCGCGTAACACGCATTGTCATTCACTCAGGGTAGGAATCGTATTCAGGAGGTAGCGATCTAGCTTACTAACCAACAGTAGTCCCAGATACTTGAGAGTCTCATAATTGCTCCGTTTCAAAGGGTCTGCCAGCGTTCTCACTAGGGCTCCAATCTCTTTTCAGATCCATCCTTACTTGATGACTACCAGCGTGCTTTGTCGATAACCTTGAAAGGTAGCTGATTTTGAACTTCAGATTCAGCAAAACTGAACTTGTTTTACAACCAAGTTGTTGCCCCATATAAACAGGGAACCCAGGTCAATTCCTGGGAGATCTCACATAGTGGGATCTGGTCCTCTCTAAAGAGAGTACTCGTGTAACATGTACTGTCATTCACTCAGGGTAGGATACGTATTCAGAAGGTAACGATCCAGCTTACAAGCCAGCAGTCATCCCTAATACTTGAGAGTCATAGCTCCGTTTCAAAGGGTCTGCCAACGTTCACACTGGGGTTCCAATCTCCTTTCAGTTCCATCCTTACTTGATGACTACTAACATGTTTTATCGATAACCTGTTTGCGTGCTGTTATACTCTGCACAGAGTTATGGGGATTACACATGGTATGCAGCCAAAGGAACTGCCTTTGCAGCCTTCAGCATATCAGTGATAGACTTGTCTTCCCCAAGAAAACGATCCTTCCACACAGTTCGAGTATCGATCTGCCCATTCTCAGCAACCTTAAAAAGTCGCGTTAAACTGGCAGCATCGAGTGCTCCTCCTGTCATGGAAGTCCACCACCTTTTCTGACATTCCTTATATGTGATGGAGGGTGGTGGTATCATAACTGCATCGCAGGCATCATTGATTCTTTGTAGCAAGTCTCCAAAATATATTTTACCATGTATGCTTGCTTCATATAATGCACTTTCAATGTTTTGATTAAGGGCTTCCACATCATCATCACACTCACGAATCCAATGCAAGCGCTCCTCAATGCTAGACTTGTCCAGTGGTGCTTTGTACACTGTAGAGATCCTCCCTCCTATGGGTAACCACCTTCTTTTAAGGAATGAGACTGAGGTGATGTCCACAAAGGGAACACTCTTCTCTATAGGGTTCTTGGCATCGTCCGTATATGTGACCCCAAACTGTGACAAATATGCAGCCACTGATCTTAAATTGTAGTACTGAAGGAAGTTCTTATCCACTGACACAATATTGTCATCTCCATAGACAACAACCTTACAGTAAACATCAAAGTCCTTGACAGTAGCTTGAGGGCTGAGAGGAGAGTGAGACACCAAATTCATCCACGCCATTGCGAGATAGTAATAATTCACAAAGGAGTTAAAAATGACCGTCATGGCGAAACCTGATGGCATCCCTTGACAGTACTGAAATAAATATTCCTTCACAATCCCCTCTCTGTGTATTATACTACTGATAAGAGCATGGCGTGTTCGTGCATTTTCCTCCCCATCATTGTACCAGTTGTTGACCACTTGCGTTATGGAATGATAAATCTGAGGATCACCAATACCATCAAACTTTGAGTAGTCACCAGCAAAACCTTGTGTGGACTTACTTAGGAAGGCATGCATCAAATCACTCCACTCCATATTTTCAGGGTTAATTCCCACCTGACAAAATAGCCTTGTTCTGTTAGTCATTACCATGGCGGCAAAATCACCAAAGTATTGTCTAAACAAAATGTTGATTTCAGGAGGCAATATCGTGAAAGTTCTGGTGGCGGGGTTCTCATATATTTTTGACAACTTCCTTCTTTCATCTTTTGGGCACTCCACGGTAACCACAACTGGAGCAACTCCTTTCTTGGCATCTTTTAGCATTCCATTGTAGCTCTCAATCAGTCCTGGGTCTTCCATTTCATAAATTGTCTTCCCTGATGAATAAGCACCAGCTTCCTTGAATAGCCACTTCTTGCCTTCAGCACCAATAGGCTTCCTCTTTGTGTATGGCCAACCAGATGAGGTGTTGAACTCAATTTGCAACCAATAATCAGATTGATCGATTCCATTGATACCAATTTCCAAGTCATTAACATTCCGTTTCCTCAGAGTGTTGTCCATCCCCTTAAGCAAATTGGACAGATGTTCTTCCACTTCTGTAATTTCATCAATTGGAAATGGCTCAATTCTTGTCCCATATTTCATGGCTGCTTCAAACACTGGATCCCACACACCAATTTTATCATCTGACAAGCGAGGGTCGCGTGCATGGAGAATAGATGGCTCAGTCTTAATCTCTCCCACGAGCCCGTAAATGCGAGATTTCCTAATTGTTGTCTTGGTAGACGTCATAGCCACATCTTCTCTTCTGACTTTCCCATGGCAGCCTAGACTTCCTAAACTTCGCTGGATGCCACATTGTTTCGTTGCAGTTATTACCTTGGGATTTTCGTGGCCTATTATTGTCCCTCTGGCATCACTTGAGAGTTTCTTAATTGCATGCCTCAGGTCCTCTTGCACAAGACACTCAGCATATCCCATTGCGTGATTTGAGCTAGCAGCAACATGTATTCCCACCACTTTTCTGACCATCTTCGTGGCAGCTCTTAATATCAGTCCTCCACAGAAACCCTCCAAGGAGTACATTTGGTACCTCAATCCTGTAGTTATTGTATGATCTGAATTTAACATCTTGTATATTCCAGTTGGGTTCTGGGTGTCTGCTCTAATGCGCTCTATCATATCCAGCGTATTTACATAGTTGGTAGGAAACCGAGCATTGTACTTTGTTATGGCAAAAGCACCTGGTCCATCTTGAAATCTGTCCCAATCTGCCACTGTCGGTATCATATCTATCACATTTATAGCTGGTGGCACAGTGTTCCCTAAGTCCCACACTACCAAATCTTGATGTGTGTTGACCAAAGTCACCCTGTCTGACTGGAACCTTAGCTTGATGCATATTGAGAACGATATAAAGTATAAATCATCATCCTCCTCAAGTGCTTCAATATAATGAGCTGGACAAACCACATATGTTCCACACAACCGCATAACGTTCAGATAAGCCATTCTGCCTGGAGTAACGTTTAAGATTACACAACTGATTTTTGTCAGCTGATTTGCTAAAATCCCGACCATGTTTGGGTCTTTGTCCAAGCTTTTATGTCCAACTCTCACTTGTTTTATAGCAGTGTGATGCGCGCCTTTAGTGGTCATGTTCTGTATGTCCTCTTTGCCAGGTGAAATGCCCTTTACAACTTTGACAATCTCATTGTATTTAGCCTCATCAAAGTGAATTGTTTCTCCTGAGGCCATATTGACAGCTTCTGAATCTTCGTCTTCTTGATCAGCAATAGCAGAAAATAATCGAAAGTCAGTTGTATACTCAGCAGGCCGAACTCCTTTATTGACAACAAATTGCTGCCACTCCTGAATTTCAGAAAGCGTATCTGAGAAATCTTCTTGGCAAGCCATCTGCTTTAAAGCTTTAGCAAGTCGAGTGCGCCTCAAACTCCTGATCAACTTAATATGTGGCGTGTTTTCATCATAACTCACAATGTAGGACTCCTTTGTTGCACCAGTTCTTTTCATGGGTACTCTTCTCTTGCTCATATATTTTGTCACGTTCTCATCACTCACATGGCACCCTGACATTTCCTTAGCCAAGCTCTCTTTAGGTTTTTGTGCAGACCACTGACGTCCAATTCTGACTTTTGGTAATCGTTGCCGTACAACATGTCTAGTAACTGTTCCACTTGATTCATGTGCGCCGCTCATTTCCGGGACAAGCTCATCGATTTCTATATCCTCTTCATTGTGTCCAGACTTTGTGAAGTGTGTAATCAGCTTATACAAACCAAATCCCATGCCAGCTAGAACACCAAATATTGCCACGCCTGTCCCAATTGCTAGACTTGCCTTGGCGGGCTTAGACAGATTCCCAGCGAGCTTGCCTTCAAATTCCTTGTACTTCTGAGAAACGCTCATCATGTCAACTCTCATTTTCTTAGCTTGTCGCTTGTTCATTTGCAAAGTCTTAGCCCCAGCTTTAGCACCAACTGCCAGTAACAAAAGAATATATTCGTGTAGTTCTATCGCTTCCTTGTAAACCTCACACTTCTCTTTCCAGGTTGTTGGATCTTTCAATGAGTCATAAGTTGCTTCGACATAATGTGACAAAAATCTCGTTTTAGTTGACCCAGCTATGTTCAATATATTCAAACCTGTCTGTCCACTTCCATGCAACAAATCAGCCCACGCACCCTCAGGATTGATGTCACTCACTTTGGCGTCTTCGACCAAGATATAAAATGTCGTGCCATCATTCACAGCAACGCATCTCCTCTTTTTCAATATTTCAGGATAAATCTTTCGT